TCGTACATCACGATCCCGCCGCCGACCCGCTTGGTGGTGTAGAACAGCACATAGGGCTTTGAAGTGTAGGGATCGCGGAGAACCCTGACACCCTGCCTGTCGATGATGAGGTATGCCCGCTTGAAGTTGGCGAAGAAGATGGGGTACTTGTTTGCGGCGATGTCATCCACATTGTCATCGATCTCAACGGGCTTGCCCAGGAGGGTATCGGGAGCGCCGTCCTTGAGACCGGGAACCCAGATGTAATTCCCGTCGCCATCCTTCATCTTGCGGATGGTGGCAAGAGTGGCATCGTTCATGAGCCATGCCGCGCCGTTGCGATAGACCGGCTTGAGGGCGTGCTGAAGGTCGATCAGCTTGTCCAGGTCATTGACGAGGGACGCATTGCCGCTGGTGATGAAGCCGACCTTGCCCCAGACATAAGAGGAATTGGCTGCCATCGCGTAAGCCGCGATACCCTTGGGCTGTTCCACGCCGTTGCCGTTGATGAATGCTTCGCTCTCCTGCTCGGAAAACTCGATGGAGACCTCATCAGCCAGCCATCCGGCGATATCCACCCTGGAATCATCAAGAAGCGTCTGGGTGGCTGCGGGCATCGCGTAGATCTCCTTGGTGTTGATAGCGATCTCTGTGAGGGTTGGAGTGTTGGTCTCGGCCCTTGCGCCCTTCTCACCAACCCAGCCAGCAGAAGCGCCGCCCTGGTTGACGAGCTTCTTGTAAGTGTCGGTGCCGATGGTCCGCACGGTTGCCAGTCTCCGCATTGCGGAAACAGACAGGGCCACGCGGTCAATGGCCTGCTCGTAATCCTCCGGCACAAGAAAACCGCCGTCCGGGTCGGAGAGAGTAGAGAGACCGGCCTGGACCTCCAGATCGCGGAGCCCGCCCTCTGCGCCTTTGCGGAAGAACTTGGCGAATGCGTCCTTGTGCTGCGCCTTCACCCTGTCCAACTCGTTCTTGCCACCACCGGGTAACTGGCCCTGCGCGACTGCGGTTTCGAGGGTTTCAAGCTGCTTCTTCAATGCCGATATCTGCGCGATGTCCGCATTGATCTTGTCCACCTTCTCGGTCAGGAGAGGGTCAGCCGCGCCCTTTTTCTCAATCTCCTTCAGGCGGGCATCGTTCTCGGCCTTGAATGCGTCAAAGGCTTTCCCGAGGGCCTGGATTGTTTCCTTAAGCTCTAAGCTCATTACTTTCCTCCATTGTGAATTTTTTGGATCAGGCTTTCGACCTCAGCCATCAACTCGGCATCACGCAGAGGTTTAAAGCGTTCGGCCACTATTGCTTTTGCAAAGGATCGAGAAGCGCCAGCATCACGCAGGGCTCGTTCGATTTCTCTTTCAGTCAAATCCCGCCCCTCTATGCTGCAAATGCCATCAGGGGCGTTGGCGTACATGGTCAGATCGAATTGGGCTTTTGCTGCCTTGCCGGTCTCAAGAATGGTGTCGATGAAGCCTTTTTCCTTGGCTTCCTTGGCGGTGTACCAAGTCTCGGCCTTCATGATCTCTTTCATCTCGCGCTTGCCAATCTTGGAGCGGCCCGCATAGACATCGAGCATGTTGCCGGATATCTTCTCAAGGAGATCGGCCATCTCACGGAGCTCGTACTGATTGCCCGCCATGTAGGTCCAAGGGTCGTGGATCATCATCATCGTGTTGCTGTATGCCTGGATTTCCTTGCCAGCCATCGCCAGCACGGAGCCCATTGACGCGGCCAGGGCTTCGATGCGGATGGTGACCTTGCCCTTGTGGTTTGCAAGTGAGTTGAAAATCGCCATGCCGTCAAAGACATCGCCGCCAGGGGTGTTGAGGCGCACGAGGATGTCCTTATCCCCGAGGCTGTTGACATAGCGCACGAGATCCCCGGCGTCGTTGTAGGGCCAGCCGATCACATCATAAACCAGTATCTCGGCCTGGTCGTTTGCACTTGCCTCGATCTTGTACCATTCAGGTCGGTCAAGGGGCTTTCCCCAGAACCGAGATACTGCTTCTGCATTTTTCTGATTGCGATAGCTGAGATTCATTCGTCTTCTCCCTGAGCGGGCTCTTTTTTTGCCGGTTCCTTAACCGTGCTGGTCCTTGTGCGGTACTCGTCGCCGCCGTCATATGGATTCATGTCCATGAGTTCCCGTGCCTCGTTCGGGCTGAGGATTTCCGTGTTCACACCGATCTGGAATCCAGACATCTGGTCCTTGAACGATCCGCGAAGAAGCCCGCGCATCTCGAATTTGGCATAGTAGGTCTTCCGCTCTTCCTCGGTGAGCAGGTCGCGCCTGATCGCGCTCTCGTAGGAGGCAACGTCGATGGAGAACATCTGGTAAAAGAGCATGAACTGCTCCGAACTTGCGTAGGTGGGCGATTTGTCGCCGCCGTTGACGAGCATGAGGGGAACACGGAACATTCCGCATATCTGAGCCTCGTTGAGCTTCATTTGCTCAAGGAACTGAGCGTCCACGAGCTTGATCTGAGGAAAATCAATGGTCATATTCTCGTCGATCAGCATGAACTCGTGGTCAGATCCCAGACCCTCATACTTCTTCTTGAGGTCTTCGCGGAGCTTGGCGTGCTGCGGGGAGTTGAGGGACAAGGGGTGTTTGATTACCGCGCTCGGATGCATCCCTTTTGAAAACCACTTGGCAAGGTGCTTCTCACTTGCGATGCCCTTGCCGATTGCCTCCCGCGCGTACTCAATGGGATTCATGCCGGTGAAGCCGTCCAGGGTGAGGCCGCGCAGATGGAACACCTGGGAATTGTTCAGGTGGCGTATGTCGCCGTTGGGGAATTGCAGCTCGTAGTCCAGGCTGTAGTCCTCATTCTGCTTGATTGATCGGAGCATGCTTGCCGGGATGGGGATGAGTGACTTAATCGGGCCGTCACCTATCCTCGCCTTGTATGCGCAGAAATTGCCGCGCAGGGAGACATACGCCTCTGCCATTCCCCAGAAATCCGGCGCGGTCATCCATGAATTGGGCTGATGAAGCAGCAGTTCGTAGAGGTAGAAATCACTGGCCTTCTCCCGCATCCGTCCGACTGTCCGCATGACGTGACAAGGTACTCTCTGGAGGGTGGATGCTCGCATGCGGACGCAGTTCTGAACCGTGATGAGCCGCATGGCCGTATCGCTGTTCACGCTCACACCGGAATCGGTGATGCCGCCGCCCATAACGGAAAAGATCATCTTTTCGAGTTCGTGCGGACTCATGCCCTTTGGTCTGGGAAGGCGGGAGACGAGGCCCATTATTTGCCCCTCATGAGATAGCCGATAGCCATCAAGAACACGCCGCCCGTGCAGTATGAGAGCCGTGGATCGTATCCGTACAGGCCATAACAGAGCAGGCTGAGCCCTCCGATCATCAGGAAATCCCTGATATCAAGGGCATCCGCGAGAACCTTGAGGCGGGAAAGGAGGTAGGGCGCAAAACGTTTGATGATCTTGAGGTAAAACGAAAACCTTGAGGTTGGGATTCTCGCCATTTGGCGAGATTGTGTATTAGTTTATTAAATTATTCAAAGACAGTATGCACAATATGCACAATATGCACAGATTATTTCATATCGGGTGATTCCTCATATTCCTCCTTGGTAATCCATATTTTTCTGATTGCATCGTATCGTCGCAACTCATCCGATTTTGTATTGAGCCACCCCGATCCATCCGGAGGCGTAGAGGGCTGGACCGGCCCGCTCATGGGCGTCTTGGCCAGTTCTAAAAGATGCGCCGTGGTTTGTTTTTTACTCATAGCAAATCCCCTCATCATCAACCTTCTCCTGACATTCTACCACAGACTCCCTCGGTATGCGAATGGTTCTGCCTGCAACACGGACAGCACCCTTGATTCTCCCTTCATCGACCCACTTGTAAATAACGCGAATCTTCACGCGGAAGTAATCCGCAACCTCATCCGGCCTGAGCAGTGCCTTGTTCGGTAAGTTATTCAAACGTCAATACCTCCGCGTTTTCTGCGCCGTAGGCGGACTTCTTCGGCCTCGCCTCCGGGTTCATCGCCATCAGCGCGACAGCGTTGAATGCCGCCATCAGCGGGTCTATCTTCCCTGTGCCGCTTGCCTGCTTGGTTATCAGTATCGCGTTGCCCCTCGGTTCTACCCTGGCATTGCCGACGCACCAGGTCATGAGGGGTTGCCCGCCGTGGATGATGGACTTCTCCGCGACCCTGCGCTCCATCGTCTTGATCGCACCGGACAGCCGCCAACCCTGCGGGATGCCGACAATCCTGTCATGCTCTATGGCGAAACCACCATTCTCGTCGCCGTGCTCAATGTCATCGATGATCGCGCCTATTCCAACAGGGTCCACTCCGATTCGGTCAAGCAGGCCGGATGCCTCGCACCGCCTCACGATGTCTCCGAACTGCTTAACGTCCTGGCCGATCTCTTCAACGATGGTGAGATCCCCGTCCTTCTCGAAATCGCGGTACTTGGGAGCCTCGGACTTCCTGCGCTCCAGAGCTATCTTGTGAACCCATGCGTGGGTCCAGAGAAGCCATGCTCCGGTTTTAGAATCCCTTCCGATGATCGCCAGCCCGAGAAGGTCATCAAGCCCGCCGCCGTCGCCGCCGACTACAATCACTTCGGAGCGTTCAAATATTACATCCAGCGACAGCGGATCATAGTCTATTATTACAGGGCAATCCGTTGCATAAACCGGAACCCCCCTTCTCCGCGCCGCATCCTCCCAGAAGTCGGCTCCGGCCCATCGCTGAGACTTGAGGGAAAGCCCCATCTCCACGTTGAGATGCTTCGCAAGGAAGCCCTGCATGGATTCCTGCCCCGCCTCTTCCGCCTTCTTGAACTCGCGCACAATGAACTCTTCATCGACGGATGCTCCGAGGTTCGGGTTTGTCACATAGAAATACTTCGGGTTCAGGTGCTTTTTCTTATCGAGAATCGCCTTGGGGAACTCGTAGATCACAGGCAGGAATTTCGGATCATCTATCCTGCCATCACGGACACCTCGGGCATAGTCGAGCTTCTGCTTGAACACGCCAGCGGGAGCCTCGTCGCTCTGCGTGGACAGATAGATCACGAACCCTTCCGGCCTGGATGCCAGCCCGCCGCATGCCTCGCGGAGCATGTTTTCCGCGTTCGGGCGCTTACCGAACAACCAAAGTTCATCCACCAGGATGCCGGTTGCCTTCTTGCCGCCCACGGTCTCACTGTCTGCCGCCACTACCTTGAGGGTCGCGCCGGTTCCCCTGTGCGTGATCTGCCGGTAATGCTCCTGAATATGCATCAAGTCGGACAGTTCATCATCAGCCTTGATCATGTCCCTGGCGGGATAGAATGAGTTATTGGCGATCTCCACAGTAGGCGCAAGGATGGTGAACTCTGCCGATTCTCGCCAGTTGCGTATCAGGGCGGTCATCATGATACCCGCCGCGCCGGTTGACTTGCTGTTTTTCTTGCTGATCAGGAGGAAATACTCGGTGATGAGCCTACGCCCCGCATCTGAATCGTATGAGCCGAAGATAGAGCCCACGAAGTCGAACAGCCATGGACGGCCAGCCTCGCCTAGAGTCGGACGGCCCAGAACATCGACAAGGCGCAGTTCCTTGAACACGGAAAGGGCGCTCTCTGCCTCTTCCGGAAACAGCGGAGGAAGAGCGATAAGGGATTCACCCTTGATGATTCGCTTCTCCCAATCGGGACATGCGGTGGTCCAGTTCATGCAAGCAATTCCTTGAAAATATCCGGCATATTGTCTGGCAATCCAATGATCGGCCTTAATATATCATATGCCTTGATCATCTCTTCCAATGTAGGCATTTTCCCATCGTGCCCTTCGCGATATATTTCAATCAATTCTTTCGCTAATGTAACATCAGGTGCATCTTTCATATTCTTCCTCCTTTATTTTACTTCCTTTCGCATTTCACGAGCACATTTCCGACAATGAGCCGAATAGGTATCCAATTCTCTAGAATAAAAAAACAGGTGTACTGGTTTCATCTTTCCGCACCTAACGCACTTTTTGCCACGCCTATATGTTATCATTTCACCCTCGTCAGCGGCGGCTGTCCCGTCGAGAACTTGCCGGAACTCGCGGCCTTGGCCCTTTCTTCCCGCTCGCCCTTCTTACCTTTGCCCTCGCCCTTGCGGGGATGAACGAATGGAGCCGCCGCTATCGCCATGCGGTCCCTGCGCTCTGGCTCCGCGTCCTCATCATTCATGACCTTGAGCATGTAATCCAGTGGGTCCATGTTCGCAGCCTTGGCTTCCTTCTTGATGTCTTCGGGAACATCTCTCTTCTTAGGGGTCTTGGCTCCGCCCTTATTGTACTTTGTTCCCTTTTGAGGTCCTGATCCTGGTCTATATCCGCCTCTTGCCATGTTTCTCGCTCCTTTTACTCTTTGAACTTTTTGAATCCCTTTTGAACAAATGTTCAAACAAGAGGATTAATTCTGCGCGTGGGAACCAGCGCGGTTACGGCAGCGCCAAGGTTGTGGACATTTCACCCACCCCCTCTCTCCTTCTCCTCCTGCTCCGTCTTCTTCCTGTGGCAGTCGGGACACAGCCACCATCTGTTTTCATCACACTCAGAGCCGCCCAGGTGCAGCGGAACCTTATGGTCAACCTCTCCATGCACCGTGACCCGTCCGCACATCTGGCAGGTGTATTCATCGCGCAGTGCGATACGCTCACGCGTCTTCTGTAGTTGATATCCCCTGATCCTTTCGGTGGCTATAGGTGTCGAGCATGTCCTTGTGTCGATGGTCGATACCTTTGGCTTCAGCGATGATAACTTACTCATACCTTCGCCCACACGATGAACCCCACCACGCACAGCGCCCACCGCGAGATCCACTTCAAGATCGAAAAACAGAATGCCGACGATCTTTCCTGTATTCATTCCCATCTCCTCATGTTATGATATCCGCAACCATCCGCAACCACGGAGGGGGGTAATCACGCCCCCTCTTTCCCAAACCTTAACTATTTTTTGCACACTAACATCCGTTATGTTACCGTGCAGAAAGTGCGTTATACTACCTGCCCGCTCGGCAGTATGCGCCGGTTCACGACCTCGAAATCCCCGTTTTTTTGCACGTTTACCATTCCGAACCCCCAGTTCCATCGGTTTCCGTATGGACTGTATTCCGGGCTCAGGTCGCACAAACACCCGAATGACCATGTTGTTAGGATCTCCCCCTTGATGTTTCTCTCGTTGTGCTGGCTGGTCGTGTGGCAGTGACCACAGGCGGCAAAGCTCTTGGTTCTCAGAAACAGCCCTCTCGCCGGGTTCACGCTCCTGTCGATCCTGCCGACCTCATGTCCGTGGAGTATTGGCAGCTTCCCGGCCTGAACAATCTGGAAATAGTCCAAGAAATCAATGCCCATTTCCTCGAAACCGATAACGGTTTCCATCGCGGCCAGCGGTGAGCCTATGAGCTCCGGTGCTTTGCTGATGAAATACCGGGGCAGTCTATACTCATGATTTCCCGGCTTATAGACGATCTTCTTTCCGGGGAACTCGCCGCGCAGGAGGTTCAGGAAGTCCAGGAACAGCTCGGTTTCCTTGTTGAAATCCCTCTTCGCTTGCGGCCAGAATGATACTGAGGCGCAGTCCCATGCATCCCCGCCCAGGAGAACGCCGTCAACCTTCTCCATCTGCCCGTATCTTATTGCAGCCTCAAGCGGCTTAGGCTCATGGAACGGCACATGAATATCGAACAGAGCCAGCCATAGGCCGGGTGGCAGAATGTAGGGCTTGCGAATCATTCTCCAGGTCTGCGGCATCTTGGCTTTCTCGTCCCTGAAGAGATCCTTGTCGGATATGTCCTTCCGGTTCTTGTCGCCATTCTTGCCCAGGTAGTACCGCACCCGTGACCGGATGAGTTCCAGGTCGTTGTCAAACTGATCCCCGTATGTGTGCAGAATATACCGTGAAATCGTGAGCGCAGGGAGATGATGAAACCGCCTGATCGCGGCCTTTACGATGTCGGCCTTTGACATCTCACTCCCCCAACTTGGTCCATGCGATCTGCAAACAATGAGCGGCCTTCATGATGTTCTCCTTGCTCATCTGTCTCGGCACGGCCTTATCCCTGATTTCCCGGTCATTGCACCAGCCTATGACCTCGTAGACGTATTTCATTGCATCCCCCACGGCCCACTCAGCCGGGAGGAGGTCAGCGACCTCGGTTGACTCGTTGATCCTGTATTTCCCCTGCTGTGCGCCGATATGCTCCACCATTTCCTCAGAAAATTTTTGCCAGTTTTCTTTCATGTGATCCATTTCCATCCCCTTTCGGTTGGCCGCTCGTCGGCTTTCGGATGGCCGCGAAACACTCCGGCCTGTCCAAGTATGCCGATATCTCCAGCCCCGCTTCTGCCGCCTTACCAATGATATGCGGCTTCAGTGCCCGTGGGCAGTCGTTGCCCTCTTCGCAATCCATGTAGTACGGGCAAAAAGTTATGCCTCTGTAGCACAACATCCTCATCCCCCTTTGTGTTCGCGTTTTGCGACCTCATCAAACCGGCAAACCGATCGCCACGGGTCGCGCTCCAGTTTGCCGTTGACCGTGATTGCGCCCTGTATACACAGCCTTTTGGCCTGCCCCCTGGACTGCGCGAGGCCCATTTCCCAGACCACATCACACAGGGCGTAGTAAGTTTCCTGCCGCGACATGGCAAATATTTTCATGAGCGCATCCGCTGCTGCAACATTGCAATCCGGCAGGCTGTCTTCCGATTTGGGAGATTGTGTCATGCGGCCTACTCCTCCGTACTCACAGATGAGGGAATCATAACGGACCACGTACCCCAGGAGATGTCGGGGGTGTCCCCCACCTTCTTCGCCCTGGCCTCGGTTTTACATGCCGTTTTGTGTCGCTCCAGCACATCTGAAATGATTTTGTTGGCCTCCTCGATGCTCACCGCATTGTATGTAACCGAGATAGTAACCTCGTATTCGGTTTCCGGCTCATCTGCTGCGTATGTCGCTTTCAGCCCGATTGGCAGTGCCAGTAAAACCACGATTGCTACGATAAGTTTTTTCATTTCATTCTCCTTTCATTTTCCGACACGATTACATCCCCGAATCGCGTCAAGCCCTGCCTGTACAATCTCCTGTACTGACGCATACACACCGAGATATCTGGGGATGTCGTCGCCTATGATTTCCTTGTACGCCGCCCATGCGCGCCGTTCTTTGTCGCTCATCTTCTGCTTCATTGGCCTGAGTTTTGACGCTTCCAACATCGCCGTGCACATCGCGTCCTCAGCGGTTCTCATCGCCGCTTCCAACTCGGCATACGCGGGGTTGAGCACCCTTCTGATTGCCGTGTTGCCAGGGCCTACGATCACGAGCCATGCGCCTTCCGGCAGCGCGTCGAAAAACCGGCACTCATGGACCGGCACGAATCGGCTGCCTTGGCGCGTGTAGAGTTTTTCTCTAAAATTCTTCATATCTCCATCCCTTGCCGTCCCGCTGAATAGCCCTGAACAGAAACCACGGGAACATTTCTGCCGCGACCTTAATCTTGACCCGCGCATCATCCCGCCAGAAGCCCTTAACCTCGTGAATCTCGAAATGGCCGGGGTAGATAACCAGGTAATCAGGATTGTAATAAGTCCTGTCCGCAAGCCTCAGCTTCAGGGGCTCAAAGCGGTAATCCACAATCTCACCGGCTTTCTTGAGCATTTCAAGGTGTTCGCCATACGCGGCTTCGGTCTTGTTCATTCCATCCCGCTTCTTCACGGGTGCGGGGTGGGTCTTCTTCCCCTGGCCCTGCCTGAATGCTTCGTACTGCTCTTCTGTCCAGCGCATTACTAATATCCCCCATTAGGAATACCGCTCCCTTGGAAGATCGTTGCCATTTTCCCGGCTACCTCAAAGGATGAATCAGACATAAAAACGTAGTACCTGTGGCCAGGATTCTCCTCGGCCAACCTCTGCGCCTCCAGCCTCGCGTCCATAGCTGATAAATGACGCTTGCTTGCTGGCCCAAAATCAGGCCCCCACACCATCCAGAAACATCGCTCACGATTATTGAACTGTGTCGTGAAATTACCTTCCTTATTGAATTTCCATGCCTCCATTATTTTCCCTCCAGTGCCCACACCACCCACACACTCGGGCAGTCGAGCTTCCGTGCCATCTCCGCGATGGTGTAGTTCGTGTTCTTCGCCCACCGATGAACCTGCTGTGCCTGTGCGTATGTCAGTCTCATGCCGCCCTCCGCTTACGATTGGACTTCTCCCAACTTGCAAGCAGCCGCTCGAAGTCGTTGCCACTCATGTAGATTTTGCCCTGCATTTTCTCAGTGTTCCCGCTCTGGCTCCCGTTCTGCGTGACCGCCTCGCCCCACACCCAGACGGTGTATTCATGGCAGTTTTCCGTCACGGCCCAGGGGAGGCCCTTATTGTCGAGGAAGACGACCATGGACCGCATAATCCAGTCGTCCCCTTTGGTCAGGGCGTTTGAGTATGGCCGATATGGGTATTTGTCGGATTTTTTCATGGTCTATCCTCCTAGTAGGTTATCCCCTCGTATGATTCCTTCCCGTGCAGTTTCAGATGGTGAGTCCTGCACAGCCAGCGCACATCAAGCGGCTTGGAATAATCGTCGTGGTGGGCTTGTGCGTGCTCCGAACCGCATACTTCGCATGGTTGCTTCTTGAGTTTGCCGTCACGAATGGCGTTGCTGACGGCGCACATTGCCTTATACTTCTCAGGGTTGGCCTCTCTTCTTTTTCTCTGATACTCCAACTTCGCCTCTTTTCTTCCCACCCGCAGTTCGCGCATTTTTTCATACACAGCGTAGTAGTGACGCTTGGCACGATAATTGGTGGACACATCCAACCTCGTACATTCCTTGCACTTGTTCAGGTGTCCATCTGCCATCTGGGGGTGCTTATAGAACTCATCCAGAGGTTTTTCTTTGCCGCACTTGAAGCATGTCTTTGTAATCATCGTATGTCCTCAATTTAATTTATTAATATCAATATGGAATATCCTCATACTCAGGCTCCCCGCCTTGTGGAGTGTAGTCCGGCTTCTCCGTCTGGCCGTAGTCCTGGTCGCCGCTGCCCTGACTGGTTCCGAGCATGACCATATTGTTGACGATGATCTCCGTGGTGTATCGGATGTTCCCGTGCTTGTCCTCCCATGAGCGTGTCTGCATCTTGCCGCTGATAAATACCGGCTTGCCCTTGGTCAGATACTTCGCGCAGACCTCGGCCAGCTTGTCGTATGCCGTGACCCTGACCCATTCGGTGCGCTCCTTCTTCTCGCCGTTCGATGTCCATTTCTCGGTGACGGCGAGGCTGAAATTCGTTACGGCCTTGCCGTTCACCATGATTCGCATCTCCGGGTCTGTCCCAAGATTTCCGATGAAATTACACTGGTTTAATGCTGCCATTATGCTCTCCTTTTCAGTCTGTTTTTAAGAATGCCGCCGACTTGCCAGTACCAATCCTTGTCCTTTAAAAACGCTGTCTTGAAACTGTCTGACGATATCTTTTCAAGCTCCTTCCTCACGTCCAGCTCTGGGAATGCCTCGATCCAACCGGCGATATCTTTCTCCAGCAGATTAACTTTCCTGCCTGCGTCCGTTTTGAAGTAGATCCCGTCTATGTCATCAATGCCTTGCTCATACTTCATGATGCACCGCTGCCTGTTCACCCGGCCCGAGTGCATCCAGTCGGTTATAGGGGTGATTATCGACCCCTTTTCGATCTTGAAGTGGATCTCGCGGTTATTCATGTTTTCATGAAGGGAGTGCTTGGCCTTGATAATCTTGAGGGCGCAGACAATGGCATGATCCAGGGAACACAGATAGTCTATGGTGACATACAGCCGTGCCTTCTCCGCTGTCGCCTCGCCACCCCTGCCAAAATCACCCAGGGTCTTCTTTTGGATCGCTATCATAGCGACTCCCTGCCCAAGCGAGTCATAAATATCCCGGATGCTTGAGGCGATCTTGAAATACTCGCCGTCGATCTCTTCCAGGTAGTCAATGCATGTCAGCCCATCAGGGTTGTAGTTCTGTATGATGCTGTTGAAATCGTATGATCGTTCTGCGGCCCTGATCTTCTTGTTCCACTCATCAACAGGAACCCCTGTGCCGAGAACTCTGTGCTTGTATTCAGCGCCACCCATTTCAGACATGAGATAAAGGGGCGATGGTGTCATGTCACGGTTGCGCTTCAAGGCATCCATGATTACCGCTGTCTTTCCGGCGTTCGTCATGCCAGCAATCATGATGATTGACTTGGGGGGGATGGATACTTTCTCGTGAAGATCGAGGAATAACTCTATCGGGAAACGCCTATCTTCAATCTCTGTAAGGTCTACCCATTCAATATTACTGTCGATTACATGCCAACGGCCTTTTACTTTCTTGTCTGCTCTTATTAATTGTTTTTCTTTATATATATAGAGACTTTTTGCGCGATTGATTTTTTCTTTCCTGGTGGCCAGTCCGAACTCTCTGTCAACTTGGTCATTCGTGAAGTAACCCGTTGAACTTCTTATCCATTCTCCTATCAAGGAGTGCAGATTGTAGGGGGTATTCCCCTCGGTTTCGAGGGGTATTTCGGGTCCAGATTGATTACTTTTGATTACCAAATTCGGGGTTTTGATTACCGATTGATTACCAGTGATTACTTTTGATTCTTTTGATACCGATTGATTACTTTGATTACTTTGATTACT